CTGCGTCTGGCGTGAACACCATGCAGATTCCGTTTCGCTTTTATCCGTGTCTTGCTGCCGGATTGGCGTACTACATTGCGATCAAAAAGGCTCCTGACCGCATCCAGATGCTGAAGGCGATCTACGAAGAAGAGTTTGAACGTGCTGCCACAGAAGATCGTGATCGGGCATCTTTGAGATTGACGCCTTCTCGGTCCAACTATCGGCTGGGGTAACCCATGGGCCTTTTTGCAAACGGTAAATACGCCATTGCGATCTGCGACAGGTGCGGGTTTCAATATGACTATCACCTGCTTTCGAAGGAGTGGAATGGTCTCAGGACTTGCACTGAGTGCTGGGAGCCAAAGCATCCTCAGTTAGACCCGATCTTTCCGCCACCTGAGCCACAGGCGTTGGTTGCACCGAGACCATCTCGTATTGAGCCGATGGATGTTCCCGTTGGTACTGACATTTTCCCGTTTATAGAGTACAACCTGTTGCAGGGGATTACGCAAGTTGGTGTTGTCGAGGTGCTGGTTACGAGTGACGTTTCTGTATCCGCTGAAGGGTCACAGGCACTTGGTGAGTTGACAGAAGTTACGGTGGAGATACTCTGATGGGCTGGACATACGCTACGTTGGTGCAAGCCATCAAGGACTACACGGAGTACGACGAGACGACGTTCTCGGCGAACATTGACAACTTTATCCAGAGTGCTGAAGAACGCATCTTCTATGCCGTCGATCTTGAGGACTTCAGGAAGAATGCCACCGGCACAATGACCTCCGGGTATAAGTATCTGACAGCCCCGACAGATTTTCTGGCACCATTCAGCTTGATGATTACGTCATCTGGGTCAAAGGTCATCCTGTTGAACAAGGACGTGGAGTACCTACAGGAGTATAACCCGACCGAAGCAACGGGTATTCCGAAGTACTACGCCTTGTTTGACAAGGACAACTTCCTGATCGCCCCGGTGCCAAACGCGGCGTTTGCTGCCGAGATCCATTACTACTACAAGCCAGCCAGCATCACGACGGGTGCAACCACATGGCTTGGCGACAATGCTGTTGAAGCCCTTTTGTATGGGTCTCTGGTAGAGGCTTATACGTTCATGAAGGGTGAGAACGAACTCCTCAACACGTACAATCAACGGTTCATTGAGGCTCTTACCCGTCTCAAGAACTACGGTGAAGGTCGTGAGAACGATGATGCTTATCGTGATGGTCTTATCAGAGTGAAGGCTAATTGATGTTTACGCCAGCAATGCAATCCGGAACATTTACCGTTGATGTAGCTACGTCGGACAACGGAGGTCATCCTCCTGAGTTCTGGGCTGAACAGGCATCAAAGAGGATTGTTGATGTCTCAGCCAATGCTCCGGATGTAATCCGAGGTCAAGCAATAGCATTTCAAAATCAGGTAGAACAGGTTATACTGCACTACATGAAACGTGCTATACAATGCGACAGATCCACGGTCAGTCATCTGGTGACAGAAGCTGGTCAACCACAATTAGCTGAACTTATAAGGAGAAGGTATCATGAGTTTCACGGGTAATTTCATGACAACATCGTTCAAGACTGAACTCTTGAGCGGTATCCACGCAATCGGCACAACGGTTGTCCGTGCTGCAACGACTGCTGACACATTCAAGTTGGCACTGTACACGGATGCGGCAACCCTTACCGCAGCAACCACAGCGTACACAACGTCTGGCGAAACGACCAATACGACGGGTTCTGCGTATGTTGCTGGTGGCAACACGCTGACATCTGGCACAACGTCGTCTTCTGGCACAACAGCTTTTGCGGACTTCGCTGATTCCTCTTGGACCACGGCGTCGTTTACTGCTCGCGGTGCGCTGCTATACAACTCAACACAAGGCGACAAATCTGTTGTTGTGTTGGACTTTGGCTCAGATAAAACGGCATCAGCAGGTACATTTACCGTTATTTTCCCAACAAACGACGCTTCCAGTGCCATTATTCGCATAGCGTGATGAGTGATGAGTAATGACCGATGCAGTCGTAGCCTTTGAAGGATGGTCTAGATCCCAAGGATGGGGTCTGGGTGCGTTTGGCACGGGTGCGATTGATATTGGAGTTGCAACTGGGCAGGTTGGCTCTCTTTCTGTCACGGCTGATGCCAATGTAAACCTTACGGGTGTATCTGCCACTGGGCAGGTCGGCTCTCTTTCTGTCATTGCGGACGCCAATGTAAGCCTTACTGGCGTATCTGCTACGGGTGCAGTTGGCACGGCAACTGTCACGGCTACCGCCAATGTGGATCTCACAGGCGTATCTGCTACAGGCAGTGTCGGCACTGCAACTGTTATAGTCAGTGTTGATGTCAGTCTTACGGGCGTATCTGCTACAGGCAGCGTTGGCTCCGTAGAAGTTCAATCCGACGCCAATGTCTCCCTGACGGGTGTTGCGGCTACAGGCCAAGTAGGCTCGGTTGATGTTGAAACCGTCAACCTTGTCGATGTCACAGGCGTATCTGCGACGGGTCAAGTTGGCTCCGTATCCGTCACAGCAGGGGCAAATGTTAATGTCACAGGCGTATTTGCTACGGGGTCTGTTGGGCAAGTTCTTGTCTGGGGTCAGATCGTTCCCGATCAAATTCCTGCGTGGGTGGAAATTGATCCATCCCAGATCCCGGTATGGAGTGAGGTCGCTCCGGGCCAAAATCCTGCATGGGTAATGATTGCGCCAAATCAAGTTCCGGGGTATAGTCCCATCACACCATCTCAGTCTCCAAACTGGACTCAGATAGCCGCCTAGAGGTTTTTGGCATGACAAGTACGTATTCAACTAATCTTAAACTTACCTTGATGGGTACTGGCGATCAGTCCGGTACGTGGGGTGACACGACCAATACGAACCTTGGTACGTTGCTTGAAGAGGCTGTTGCTGGTTACACCACACAGGCACTTACGGGTGGTGGTCCTACTGCACTTACAATTCCTGATGGAACATCCTCTGCCGGTCGTAATTACGTTATTGAGTTCACGGGTACACCAACTGGTTCGTTAGCGGCTGATCCGCATGTGGTCACTGTCCCCAATACGGCAGCAGGACCGGCGGTTGAAAAGCCCTATGTGTTTTTTAACAACACGACAAGCGCGTTTTCTGGAACAGGTTCTATCTCTGGTACCACGTTAACTGTGACAGTAGCATCGTCTGGCACGATCAGAATTGGAATGGTTATTACCGGAACGGGCGTTCTTTCTGGAACAACGATATCTGCATTTGACGGCACAGGCACAGGCAGCACTGGTACATACAGCGTTAACCTCCCTCAAGTTGTGTCTTCAACAGCGATCACTGGGGTCGGGATCTCGTTGAGTATAAAAACTTCTGCGGGTACGGGCATTACATTGGCTGTTGGTAAAAAAGCCAATGTGTACGCAAACGGCACCAACATAGTTGAAATCGCCAACGCTCCTGTGACAGAAGCTGGCACACAAACGCTGCTTAATAAGACCCTTGCTGCCACAACAATAGTTGCAGACCTCACCATGTCTGGCACGGGCCAGATCAAGGTTCCGGCAAGTACGACAGCTAACCGCAGTGCTTCACCTGCATCTGGCATGTTCCGGTTTAATACTGATAGCACCAAGTTTGAGGGCTACAACGGCACGGCTTGGGGTACGGTCGGCGGTGGCGCAACGGGCGGCGGTACTGACGAAATCTTCATTGAAAACGGTCAAACCGTGACAGCTAACTACACAATCACCGCCAGCAAAAACGCCGGAACATTTGGCCCAATCACCGTGAACAGCGGCGTAACCGTCACCGTTCCTTCTGGCAGCACATGGAGTATTGTCTGATGCCTGTAGCACTTAATGGATCGACATCGGGATCGGTAACACTTACTGCCCCTGCCGTTGCCGGAACTAACACGCTCACGCTTCCTGCTGTGACTGACACTCTTGTAGGTCTAGCCGCTACACAGACGCTTACTAATAAGACATTGAGCAGCCCAACGATTACGGGAACACCTGTTGGTATCTCTGGGATGCTTATCCGCGCTCCACAAGTTTTGACCGGAACGTCCTACACAACTCCAGCAAATTGCAGTTTTATAGTTGTCTTAGCTGTTGGCGGTGGCGGTGGCGGTGGAGGAGGCAGTAGAAATACCTCCAGTACTCCCGGTGGGAAAGGAGGCGGTGGTGCTGCAACATTCCAAGCTACCATCGCAGTATCGCCAAGCACACCTTATACAATAGCTATTGGTGCTGCTGGAACAGGTGGGGCAGGACGAACAAGTTCTACTGGTAACGGAACCGCCGGAGTAAGTGGTGGAACCACAAGTATTATTGTTGGAGCAACTACATATGCTGCTGCTGGTGGTGCTGGTGGTGCTGGTGGTCTTTCAAGTGGTGCTTCATCAGCGGGGTCGTCAGGGGGTGCAGCAACTCCAACAGCTTCATTATTAATATATGGCGATGGCAGATCAACTCCTAGTGGAGCTGGAATAGCAGGAACCGACGGCGGTAATTCAATAGGTGTTTATTCTGGTGATGGTGGTACTGGTGGTACTGGTGGTGCTGCACCAACATCCGGCGATGCAAGTTATGGTTTTGGTGGTGGCGGCGGTGGTGGTGGTGGCGGGAATTCCGCTAATGGGGGTTCGGGTGGTGCTGGTGGTGCTGGTCGTATGGTTATCTGGGAGTATTCATGATGAGATGTGCATTAGTTAAAACATCTGACAACATTGTAGTCAATCTGATCATGGCTAATCCGTCTGTTGATCCTGCCCCTGAAGGCACGATCCTTGTTGGCCTACCAGATGACTCACCTGTCAGCATTGGTTGGATATACGACCCTGCAACAGGCCAGTTCACAGACCCTAATCCTCCAGTTGAAGAAGTTGTCGAGGTAACGCCATGACGGTAACTATTAACGGAACCACAGGTATCGCTGGTGTTGATGGCTCCGCTGCCATTCCAGCAGTGCAGGGTGCTGACACCAACACGGGTATGTTCTTCCCTGCGGCTGATACCATTGCCTTTACTGAGGGCGGTACTGAGGTTATGCGGATTACCTCGTCTGGATATGTTGGAATTGGAACAACGACACCTGCTTGTGCATTAGACGTAATAGGTGGCATTGAAACATCAATAACAGATGTCACTTCCCCAGCAGCTACAGACGGCAACATTTTTAGTGGAACATATACACCAACACTAACAAACACGACCAACATATCATCAAGTACGGCGTCTACTAATCAGTATATGCGAGTTGGGAATACGGTAATTGTCAGTGGTCAGGTTACGATTGACGCGACAACTAATGCTACAAACACAGTCCTTGGTATGACCCTTCCTATAGCGTCTGCTTTTACATCTTCAAGGCAGGCCGCTGGTTCTGGTTGTTCATATTCTACTACTCAATATGGCGATAATAATATTGCAATTATAGCAGATGCAACAAATGATAGAGTTGAATTTAGGTTGTTCCCTGATGGAAATTCACAAATCTATACATTCTCCTTCACATATCGGGTGATATAATGATTGATTCAATCACATTTAACACTGCTGAAGACAAGATCATCATTACGTTTGAAGACGCGACGACACGGGTATATCTAAGGTCTGATAAGGATCAATACCTTATTGATTTCCCTGATCGTTCCGCAGACGTAGAAGCAATGGGATGGCAATCATGAGTACCGTAAAAGCTACTAACTTCCAGAACGCCTCGTCTGCCACCGCCAACATGGTAACAGATGCCAGTGGCAACGTGTCCTTTGGCGGCACTGCGGCTATGTCCAGCAGCTTTCTACGCAACCGCATCATCAACGGGGATATGCGGATAGATCAGCGTAATGCTGGGACTGAAGTTAATCCTGCGGTCAGTAGCACATATTATCTTGATAGATGGGAAGCAATATCTAATCCCGCATCAAAATTTAAAATTGGTCAAAATGCCGGTGGAGTAACTCCTCCAACAGGGTACACAAACTACCTTGGGTTGACTTCACTTTCAGCATATACGATTGGCGCAGGAGACGGATTTGCCGTTAGACAGCTTATTGAAGGCTTGAATATTTCTGATTTTGCATGGGGTACGGCATCTGCGGCAACAGTAACTTTGTCTTTTTGGGTGCGTAGTTCACTGACTGGAACTTTTGGTGGGTCACTGAAAAATAGTGCTTCAGATCGTTCTTATCCATATACATACACAATTTCTGTGGCAAATACATGGGAACAGAAAACTGTAACGATAGCAGGTGATACATCTGGAACTTGGCTTACAACCAACGGAATAGGTATAAATTTATTTTTTAGTATTGGTGCTGGTGCAACATATTCTGGAACTGCGGGTGCGTGGGCGTCAGCTAACTACACTTCAGTCACAGGTGCAACCTCAGTAGTCGGCACATCTGGTGCTACCTTCTACATCACAGGCGTACAGCTTGAGGTTGGCACAGTCGCCACACCATTTGAGCGGCAGTTGTACAATGCTCAGTTAGCGCAGTGTCAGAGGTATTATTATCGTATAGGGCCAGTAGCATCACAAGCAGTTTTTGGCCCTGCTGTTGCTGACACTACAACTCTCGGACGTTGCACGGGGTCTTTTCCAGTGACAATGCGTACACCTCCAACTGCATTAGAGCAAACTGGGACAGCAGGAAATTATGTAATTAGAACAGGCGGCACAGCTAGAACTTGTAGCGCAGTTCCTTCATTTGATAGTGCAACTGAAAATATATGGCAAATAGTTACAACAGTTGCATCGGGTCAAACAGCGGGGCAAGGCGGTTTTCTTAGAGCAGACGCCATTACCACTGCTTATCTTGGTTGGAGTGCAGAATTATGATTTTCAAATGTCTTCCATTGATTGAAGGTGAAACTCAAATCTACGCCCGTGTAGATGAGGACGGTTTGATCCGTCTGACTTGCACGGCTGATTATCCAGAGTTCAAAGCATGGTTAGCCGAGGGCAACACACCACTACCCGCTGACGAGTCCGCGTAACACGTATTGAATAAGTATATGAGGACGAAGGATGGCCCTGCAAAAGATCCAGTTCAAGCCCGGAGTAATGCGGGATATCACTGCCTACACCAATGAAGGTGGGTGGTACGACTGCGACCTTGTGCGGTTTCAGAACAGCTTCCCGCAATCTATCGGTGGGTGGGCCAAGTACTCACTGAATTCGTTCCTTGGGACGTGCCGTGAGTTGATCAACTGGTCGTCTTTGAACAGCGTAAACTACCTCGGTGTTGGGACAAACCTGAAGTTTTATATCGAAAGCGGCAGCGTATTCAATGATATCACTCCGATCCGTAGTACGGTAGTCTTGAGCGGCGCATTTGCAGCAAGCGTTGGCAACGGTGCTGTCATTACCGTGACAGATACGGGGCATGATGCAATCACAGGTGACTTTGTAACTTTTAGTGGGGCCACCAGTCTGGGTGGTAATATCACTGCCACTGTCCTTAACAAAGAGTATGAAATAACGGTTGTTGATGCCAACAGTTACACGTTTGTTGCAACGGCAACAGCGAACGCTTTTGACACAGGAACTGGTGGGTCATCCATAACTGCCGCATACCAGATAAACACAGGTCTGACAGAACAGGTCAGTGGCGGTGGTTGGGGTGCCGGAACTTGGGGTAGAGAAGGTTGGGGTGAGGGTATTGCTCTTACCGCTTCCACAACTCTGCGTTTGTGGAGTTCAGACAACTTCGGTGAAGATCTGTTGTTCAATGTCAGAAATGCGGGGATATATTATTGGACACCGACGGGTGCTACACCGTTGGCAGTTCGCGGGGTAACGCTTGCGTCACTAAGCACGGACCCTGAAACTCCGACCATTGCTACACAGGTCATTGTCTCAGACAATGATCGCCATGTGATTGCCTTTGGTGCCAACAACTACCGGAACTCCGCTGGCACGTTGGTAGTTACCCAAGACCCGTTGCTCATCAAGTTCAGTAATCAAGAAGATTACACGGTCTGGACTTCGACAGCTACGAATACGGCGGGTGATTTGCGCCTTGGCTCTGGCACACACATTATCCGTGCTATTGAGACAAAGCGAGAAATCCTTGTCTGGACAGATATCGCCCTCTATTCGATGCAGTTTATCGGGCCTCCATACACCTTCGGTATTACGATGGTGGCAAGTGGTATTACATCCATGGGGTTCAACTGCTTTGCGGCGGTTGATGATGTCGTCATGTGGATGGGGTTGGGCAAGTTTTACATCTACAGCGGTTCGACACAGGAACTTCCATGCACGTTGAAGAACTATGTCTTCACCAATCTTAACGTCGGTGAGTCGGACAAGATCTACGCTTCTGTAAACAGTGAGTTCAACGAGGTGACGTGGTTCTATCCAACGGCTGATTCCACGGAAAACAATGCCTACGTGACGTTCAACTATGTGGACCGTGCGTGGACCTATGGCAGCATGGCAAGGACAGCGTGGATTGATCGTGGCACCAGTACATACCCGATTGCTGCATCGCCGGATGGTTATCTCTACAATCATGAGTTAGGTATGGATGACGGCAGCACCAGCCCCGCTACTCCGTTAAATGCGTATATTGAGAGTTCTCCTTTTGATATCGGCGACGGCGACAACTTCGTGTTCATCCGCAGGATTATTCCTGACGTGACGTTTTTTGATTCAACCAGTACGCCAACGGTTGACATGACGCTCAAGATGCAGAACTTTCCGGGGTCCAATTACAATAAGACAACGGATTCTCCTGTTACAAGGTCTGCCACGGTTCCTGTCGAGCAGTTCACAACACAGGCGTATGTGCGCCTTCGCGGTAGACAGGCAACCTTTAAGGTTGAGAGCAACACGCTTGGAACAAGATGGTCATTGGGATCACCTCGTATTGAGGTACAACCTGACGGGCGTAGGTAATGGATCGTAGACTTACGTTACCTGCATTTGGACGTGCGCCAACCGCATATGATCCGATGTACTTCAACGACATGGTTCGCATGTTGAACCAGATGACCAATGCCCTGCGTTCAGCGGGAGAAGGTCGTCAAACAACCCTTGTCCTGACAGATTTGCCGACAAACGATGCTGGTGCAGAACCGGGTACGTTGTTTCAGGTCAACGGAACTTTGTATGTCTCTGTACCAAACAGAGCGTATGTCGCTGGAAATGCTGCAACGGGTGTTGTTGGTACGGTAACCGTGACGGTATAAGGCTTGTGTTTCATCGCACAAAGAGGTATTTTAGCGGGGCCGATTACTTCAGGATCACGGCTCCTGCTATTCGAGTTCACATATAGGACAGACCGATGGCCGGGATTGCAGATCTTCAAGGAATGATGGGAGGCGCACCAGAGGCACCAGCTTCTGCTCCCCCAGCAGCAGAA